CGCCCCATACCTCGCGGTATGCAACGCATGACTCGGGGACCTTGTGGATTGCTGGTCCTTCAATGGTCGGGGACTTTCACCCCTTGATCTCTACCGGTCTCCCGGCGCACACTGTTTTTATATACAGTAGTTTTAACAGGGCGACATATCAATATAGGCTCTGGCTATCAATTTACGCCATTGACGTAACACATTGATGTAACGAGTAAGGTTAGTCTGAAAGTGTTTTCAGGCCTTAGCTGTTTGATGGTTTTGCGAACAATGCGAGGTTAAAATTTTTCAGCTATGGCAATGCCTTCATAGCAAATTGTTCACCTGCGATCTCTTGCATACGGTTCGCAGGTGAGCAAACTTAACCGGCTGGAAAATATTTATAAATCGTCTTCACCCCCTCCTATCACATAGGCCGCCGATCCAATGTTTTAACTGCTCAGACCAGAAATATCTGGAAGCTTTAGGCATCTTCTTGGAAGATAGATGAGCGCAAAGACGCACACAGCAATGATGTTATGTAGTATTTTCCCCTTGAGTGTGCCTGCTCAAGGGGATTTTTTATCGCCGTATTGTACTGGCAAATATTTGTAAATCGTCTTCACTCCCACGGCTGTCACATCGGCCACACGCTACTGGACAGGCGCTTAGTCCGGTATGTTTCTCGCGCTACTACTGCTTACGTTAACGTCTGGTAATGATCTAGCGGCGCGACGTAAAGCGGCGTTGAAAGCAATTATAGTGACCGGCCGGCGATGGTACTTCACACGGTTAGAATGACTCTGAAATAAATAAACATCTTCTGGATAGCGTTCTCTTCTACGAGCAATCATCGCCTCCACTGGAGGGGTTGATTTAACACGTAGCTCCTTCAGGTGACCCTGTTTTCGTATCAGTATCAAGTCACCATCAATATCATCATATCGAATACTCAGCAGCCTTCCAGCGCTTAAACCCGTGTGAAAAATTAACGCCCACAAGTCAGCCCATGTATCTGAGATGGAAACAAGATTGCTGTTAATAGTTAAAAATTGCTCAAAACTTATTGTTTTCTTACCGTTCACGAACAAACCAAACTGTTTTCAAAGCTGAATGAATTGATTAAGCCAAACGTAACATATCAGGAAAAGTAGTGAAATCTTTGTCTTCAAGTCGCCGGGAGGTACTTGTAGATTGTTTTCACGTCCACACCTGTCACATCGGCTACCTGCTGCCGGGTAGCGCCGTTCTCCAGCATCCGGCGCGCCCGTTCGACAACCTCCGGCGTCATCACCCGGCGGCGACCACCAATACGCCCCTGCTCTTTTGCAAGGACTGTCCCTGTCCTGGCGCTATCATGGGCGGCTGTTATTCACCTTAGCTCAGGGCGCCGGACACCTGTGCCCAGATGAACCCCTCATTCAGCAACCCCAGTTGCCCCAGCAGAGCAGCAGTATCGCCAGCTGTTGCAACTGCGTCGGCGAAACCGGGAAACAGGGTTTCCATTTCCTCCGCTGATACGCTGGCCCCGCTCAGTCGCTCCGTTGCCGTGGCCGCACCATTCGCCACCGTCACCAGGTGTACTTCTTCCGATAAATCATTGCTGACAATAATCAGGCTCATATTCCCTCCCGTTTTTATGCGTAATACGCCACACGAAACGCCGATGCTCCGACCGCAGCACGAACACCGTTAAAACCAGCCATCCAGACACCGGCAGCCGGACCATCCACATAGGAACCCTGGCGACGCAACATGCGTTCGGTCGCAGCTGCTGCGGGGGTGGCGGAAATCACAATTTTGTCGCTGCCCAGCGTGGCGGCATTGGCTACCAGCGGATAAAGGCCGTACTTTTTCAGTACCGTCAGTGCCGTTGCTGAAACCGGGATCGCGCCAGCATTGGCCATGGATGAAAACGGAGCGCCGTCAGTGGCGGTGAGCGTGTAGTTAGTACCCACCGCTGACGCATTGAGTATCCTCACGCTGTTCGTCAGATTCGAAACAAAATCCACGCGTGGTGTGCCCGTATATGACAGCTCCATTAACTCGCCGGTGACTGCGTTGACCGCTTTCCAGGCTGACGAAGTGGCTGACAAATCGACCGCCCCCGCAGCAGCGTTATTGTTTTCAAAAATATGCAGCTCACCGGTGGCACCGCACAGACGGACATCTGGTGTCAGCATGTTGTAGTTTCCGTTCACATCGCTGATACCGTTGTACGCGTTATTGTGCCGGAAAGACACCGGGCCTGATCCTGTGTAAATCAACGGCGTGCCGGTTGTGATACCGTCCGTGGCGCTCTCCCCATCCACCCGGCGGCCATATTGCGTGCTGTCGGTTGCATCCCGACCTAAATAGTTATTTCCTTTAGGGTTGAATCCCAGCGCGTAACACTGCATCTGAACCGCAGACCACTCCGCATTGGTCATGACGTGAAAACCATCCCCACCCGCGCGCGCCGCAGTCACCGCCGTCTCTAGTGCGGGGGTTGACAACTGGCGGTTCGGCAGGGACAGCAGCTCCCCATTGATTAACGACGCCGTGTAGGTGCCGACCAGGATCTGACTGACTTCCGTACCATTGATAATAAACGCCGGGTGTGTCCCGCTCAGGTCCGGGTCAATATCCGACATGTCGAATTTTTCAATAATGTTCATAAACGACGGCTGGCCTTTTGCCGTATAAAGCACCGTCTGTAACCCGCCGCTGGCGGCCTCTACCGACTGGCGGAGCGCGTCTTTAATTAAAATCGTCGTCATTTCAGGTTTTCCTTATCGGGTGTAATTAAATTTATTGTCGAGATACGCCAGACGGTCGTTAAACCAGCTGAATATCTGATCGCGACTCGTGACGGTTAGCGACGGTTTCGTCGGCCATTTATTGATTTCCGCTTTATCAAGTTCGTGGGTATATTTCGAGGACAGTTCGGCGGCAATGTCATAGAGGCAATTCACGCTGAAAATATCTTTATCGCGGAGTTCGGCGTAACGGGCGGCCAGCTCGTCAGCATACGTGACCAGTATTTTTTTCCAGAACGTACCGCCGTCGGTTTTCGGTGCTGAATCAGCGGCATAACTAATCTGCGTGCCGTTGTAATGCAACCCGTAAGTGGTATCGAGGTCATACGGCCCGAAATACCACTTTGTCCCGTCCCAGGTATAAAAAATCGCGTTTTTGGCCTTATCACCGGCAAAGAGGTCTGTCGCACCGACGGCGGCCAGCAACAAATAAAAATCAACAATATTGCGGGTATCGAGATGTTCCGGGGCCTGTTGTGTAAAATCAGCCTGCGCCAGATTCGCAAAGGCGTCCCATGTTTGCAGGTAGCCCAGCGTTTCTTCCGACACGGTTTTCGGCGCCTTGATTTCTATGGTATCCGAATCGGTTACCTGAGCGTTATCGTACATGGTGGTGATGGACTTCCATCCTCCCATGATAATCATTATCTGCTCGGCTTTATTTTTCGAGATATTATAATTTTCTTTCTTCTTGCCAATAGCCAGCGCCCCGGTGCCGTAGAAATCACCATTGATATACATGACGCAGGGATAGCCGACAGGGTATCCCGTTGCCCGCGTATCCATTTCATCCAGCCCGGTTTTTCCGACGTAATAATTATCGATATCACGTTTCGGCCAGCCGTCGCGGGATGCCATCATCCGTTCCCACAGATGATAACTCATCAGGTTGCGTAAATTGGTGTGGTCAATCCAGTTCGCTTTAAACACCCATTCGTCGTGCGGCAGACAGTCGCCGATTTTTAACGTAAATAAATCATCGTATTTGTCGTCAATATACAACCCGATATTGAGATTTTTTTTCGCGTAGGCGGCGGACGAATCCCCCTGTACGGAAATAGATGAATACGGGATATTCAGTATTTCACCATCAATATCAATAGTGGCGGTGGTGTAATATTCGCCCGCGCCTTTAGAGGCCGGAATACCGGATGGCGACGTGACAAATAGTTTAATAATATTGCCCGGCTTCGGGAACGTGTACTGCTCGCTGTACGTTTCGCGGGCCTCAACAGAAATCGCATCAGGATCGAAACCATCCAGCGGTACCAGTGCCCCGCCCAGCATGGACAGGCTATAAAGATTGTTGAGAAGACGTTGCTGGTCTCCGGTCCCGTCTCCTTCCCCGGGATCAAACCCATCAAGTGCCGCAAGAGCGCCCCCCAGGGTGGAGATTGTCATCAGCGCATCCAGTTGCATGACCGGTACGGTGTCAGGCAGGCCGCTCACCTCATTCACTGCGCACGAAAGTAACTGCTGCGAAACATGTTGCTGTTGAATAATTTCACGCAGGATAACATTTCCATTATCCATTTCATTCATGGCAACCGTGAGTGTATGGCTCGCGAGGAGTAGCCGCTGAATACCCTCCGCAATATCACCGAACTGGTATCTGTTTCTCGTCCATGCCGTCCCGTCCCAGAACCAGTAAGCGCCAGTCGCGCTATCCAGAGCCAGCACGTTCGGTTTATCCGGCGTATAGGCCAGCAGCGTCTGTTCATCAGCGAACGCCAGCACACCGCCATTTTCCTGATACGCGGCCAGGACATCCGCGACCTTTGCCATAATCAGGCGCCAGGAGTCCAGCGGGTCGCCGCCGCGATCGGGGACCGTGGCCGCCGGGCCGTTCACTAATCGTTCTACGCGCTTAACGTTTTCCAGGAAAATTTCAGGCGTCGTCGTGCCCAGCGGCGGGTTAAGTTCGGCCATGTTTATTTGCTCCAAAAAGGCACTTCGCCCAAACGAGGGTTTGAGCGAAAAGAGTTAATTAGGGGTTGTTATGGGGTATTACGCGACGTCGCCGGGGTATGTGGCGTCGTCGTACTGGTAGAACGATTCGAGGTATTCTTTAGCGGTGACCTGACAGGTTCCGTCTGACTGCGGAGCGATCTCCTCTACAATGGCGTCGTAGACGTGGCGCGTTGAGCCGCAGAACACCAGGCGGATCGGCTCGATGGTTGCCGACGACAGGTCAACCTTCATCGGGTCATCAAACTCGCTCAGGTGCGGGACTGACAGCTGAAAATCGCCTACCCTGCTCGCCACCATCAGCCCGGATGCAGAACCATCCTGATAGCGGATCAGCGCGCGGGGATTTTCGAAAGACCAGTCCAGCGGCTCCGTAACGGTGAACGTTGTCACGCCACCAGCCGTTGTCATCGCCTCCACCAGACAGGAAATCGTGTTGTTACCCGGAATATCATCCGTGAGCACAATGCGATCGCCCAGGTTGTAGCACAGCGCGTCCAGCTCGGTAGTGGTCTGGAACGTCACCCGCTGCTGCAGGTATTTCATCAGGCGACGCATGCCGATCTGGTAGGCGTGATCCTGATTCAGTACCCCATCGAGTTTGTAGTTTTCGATTTTCACTGGCGTTGGATTGTCCGACGTCCGGCATTTAACGGTCTCCTCTGCCCAGGTGACGCCGTTGATGTACGTCACGTCGACGCCATCAAAATCATCGTCGGACGGTACGGTAAATCCGCTCTGCAGCTCCTCCACCATCTCATGCGGAGTGATCACGCCAGTCCAGGGCTTAATCCCTTCCCTGTTTACCGTCGCCAGGCCATCGCTCAACAGGAAGCGGGACTTCCCGGCATTGGCTATCTTCTGCAGCATTTCCAGCGCTGAGATACTGTCGCCCGTGGCGAAATCGAAATTTTCGCCCCGTGGCGTCCAGTACGCGTACTCCAGCGCGTTGATGGTGTCGGCATCCATCTCCAGGCCCAGTGAGTTCCCTACATGCAGCAGCGCTCCCGAAATGGTTCTGGCCGTTCCTGAGTCGTAGGCCCGCGTGGCTACAACGTTTACGCGACGGTCTGACTGCGCCGCCAGCTTCCCGCCCGTCTCAACGGTCACCGCCATCAGCGACACGCCGGGATAGGATGAAGGGCGCGTCAGGAGTCGCCCGCGCAGCGCCTGCCAGTACATACTGTCTCGCGCGTTGTTTGAGCCCTGCTCATTGCGCCGACGGCAGCGAACCTCTACCAGCCCTGGTGAGCTGAGGGTGATCCGCTCAGTGAAACCTAACCCGTTGACGTTTTTCAGCGCATACTCGCCCTGGTGACTCACCCACCCCGAACCGGAACCGTAGACGCGATACTGAATCTCCCACTCAACGTGGCGAATCCGTTTTTTGCCCTTACTGTCAAAGCCGCAAATACCGTTCGGGAAAGAGAAATTCACCTCGAACATATCCACGGTCTCATTTTCAGGGCAAACCAGGAACGGCCCCAGCCAGCTCAGCGTGTCGTTAAGGCCAGAAGCCTCATAGTCGATCATCGTCCGGGCGGTGAATCCCGGCCATGACTCATCAACTGCACCATTAACCAGGCGCGCCACCGTCGCCGTCGTGCCGTCAGCTGACACAATCCGGTACTCATTCCCGCGGTGAGCAAGTGAAAGCCGTTGCACCCCCTCCGGCATGCCGGAGAATGCGGTGCCCGTGGCAGAGTTATAGGCGAGTGTCACATTCGCCGTTACCGCCGGGCTGCCGCCGGTTGATGCCGTGCCGGAGGTGTAAACCGGGGCATCACCGAAAACAGCTGCAGGCAGTGAAGAGGACGTGATCGCCCCACCCGCGAACGGACTGGCCGACTCGGTTATCAGTACGGTGCCGCCGTTGTCCTGTGCAACCAGGCCGGATCCGGTGAGTCCCTCGGTGATGGCCGCCAGCAGTCCCGACATCGAGACATAGTTAGCCACCAGCGACACCGGGTAGGTAACCCCCTGCCAGGTGATCGTGAACGTGCTGGAGCTGGTCGAAAAATCGTAGGTGGTCGGGGCCGCACTGGTCTGGACTTTTGCCGCACTCCCCCCGGTGCCGGGTACTGCAGCCTGACCGGGGGTATATGACGCGATAAACAGATCGTAATCGACAGAGTTAAACCCCAGCGTCACCGGCATTCCAACCACCGGCGCGATCTCCGTCAGCAGCGGGCTTGCGATAACGCTGTATCCAGCCGCCGTGGTGATCTGGTAGTTCGCCGGGGCTTTAAGTTCGACCACGGCGCCAGCGACCCAGCTGGGCGGCAGTGCGTTATCGTTCTCGTCATTATCGTCATCATCATCCGTATCCAGCCCCGTAAACGTCACGCTCGATCCGGAGACGGTCATGCTGTCTGCGATAATGTCGTCTGCGTCCGGCGACGTCTGGGCCATATCCAGCCCGGTGCCGGATGACGTCCCGCCCACTTCGGTGGAGTTGACCCAGTTTTCGCTGCGCTCATCACCGGAAACGTCCGCGCCTGGCGGGTAATGGGTGCTGCTGAATCCCGGTAGCGTTGAAGCTGGCGTACTGCCAACCCTGATATCGCCATTGGTATAAATCAGATCACCGACACCGAGACACAGCAGCATCTGGACGCGCATTTTCGTAGGATCGGCGGCATCAAACCGGGTCACAGGCTGGACCACATAATCAGGGTAGATACGCACCCGGCCAAACACCTCACGAATGGCATCACCGAGTTTTGCCGTATTTGCCTTTGCCGGGTTCAGGTCGAGACTCCGCCCTGTGGATGAGGTATAGCCGCCCGTATCGATGTTGCTCATCATAAACAGCGAATAGGCTGCAGCGGCAACGGAGATACCGACGCCGATCCACGCGATTGTGGCGGCCTCCAGCCCGAAGGGAACCGGATAAAGCCTGACATCACTATCAGGGCGAATCACACACTTAGCCCACTCGCCCGGCGGAATTAACAGCCCCTCAACCTCAACGGTCAGCGGTGGGACATCCCGATCCTCGTAGCCTTCAACATTTGCCACCAGCCAGCTGCGAATACTGGTTACACCATGCTCATGCGTTTCGAGTGGTTCACCGGGAAGCCGGGACGGGTAAAAACGAATGGTCATTGCCAGAACTCCACTTTGACAAATCGGCGCTTAAACCGCGGCAACGGCAGAAAGGTGACGTTCGTACCCGGGTTGCATTCCGCCACATGCAACAGACCATCGATACTGACTACGATCCCCACATGGGTGACGGTTGATCCGGAATAACAGGCCACCCCGGCCCCTTCGCAGGGTTCGCAGCGCTCAAGGGTAAGCATCATCCGGCGCGCTTCCCGGTCGAGGCCCCCGCCGTCTTTGGTCACACCTGCAAAATCCGGCCATTCAGGTAGCCCCAGGTCGCGACGTATCTCATTTACAATGCCGAAACAGTCGAGCTGCGGATATACGCGCCCGCCCTTCAGCCAGGTGACTGAACGGTATTTATCAGGGTTAAACATTGGGATCCCTTAGCTGATATAACGCAGTCCGGGGAATACAGGGAGCGTGTAGCGGTATCGCGGCCAGGCGGTATCGAGGATATTCATATAACCCGCGGTAATCTGCGCCTCTGTCGCCGTCCAGTAACCAGACTTGATTTTCAGCGTATAAGGCACTTCCGCAGGGGCCGCTAAATCCGTGGAGATATAACGCCGGTACGTCAGCGATGCAGACAGACGGTTAGCCAGCGCATTGCGGATCGCCGTGGACACAACACCATCGATATTGCACAGGGCAAATTTCAAATCTTGCGTACCGTCCGCATTGCGCGCCGGCAGCGCAATGTCTATTGCACAGGCGGTAAACGTTACGGTATCGCCGTTCTCCGTCGTTGCCGTGATGTTCTCGTAACCCTGGCACAGATAATGGACGTCAGAACCAATGGTGATCTGCAGCGTCTCAATGATCACCTCCGGCCCGCTGCTGGCGTAGAGGCGTTTAATCTGCGTCATGCTTCGGCCACTCCTTATTCAGCGCAATATCCAGCAGTGAGCTGCCGACGATCCATTCCGGGTAATTACCCCATGGGGCAGGAGCAAGGGGGCGTTCCCATAATTCAAGCGTCGCCGTGTACTTCCAGTAAATCGGGGCCACCAGCACCGGTCCCTGATAAATATCTGTGAAGCGGCATTTGTAAAACTTAATGCCTGCCGGCGTCTGCAGCTTCATCATGAACCATGCAGCCCCGTCAGATAACGCATCACGGAACCAGGACTCAAACGCCAGTCCCTGCGCATCGGTTTCCATAAACCAGGTGATGCTGGCCTGCGTCGGCGTGGACGTATAAGCTCGCCTTTGCCGCGCGCGGCCGGTGATTAACTGGGTTCGTTTTAACGGGCTTACAGGCTGGAATCCGTATCCTTCCTGTAATGGCATTGGAAGACTGTCATGCGGGTAGTAGATATCAGTCATCACTCTAACCCTCTGCCTGGATATTTACTGCGCATTGCCTTACCAACTTTCCCATCTCCTCTCAACACTTGCGCAGCAACCTGATCAAGGGCTTCCGTTGTCGCCCGCTTCTGCGTTTGAGCCATGGAGAGAGCCATCTGATCAGGTGTCACACCGGGCGGCGTATGGAAATGTTGCTCAATTGGAGCATGGATGGTGGTCTTGCTGCTGTTATCGCTGTTAACGTTCTGAACACCAGTACCAAATCCTGTACGCCCCAGAGTTGCATCAAGCGGTTGGCCATTTCGAAGTGCCTCAAGCTGAGACACGCCGATCCGGTTCGTTGATGCCTGGTCGAAGACGTACTCTCCTTTGTGAACAATACCCGCTGGCTGATACTTACCACCGGGGCCGGTGTAACCGCCGGAGGCGAAGCCAACGCCTGAAACAGCCTGAATATTTGAGACGATACTGGCGGTCTGCGCAGCGATTGAGGCCATAGCGATGATGTTGGCCGGATAAGGCGCGCTTACTGCACCGCTTGCTATAGCCTGCTGGATTTTCACCATCGAGTCCGCGATAGCGAATGCCTTGCTCGCAGCAAAAGCGACCTTGTAGATTGCCGATTGCTCACCAAACCCCGTTCGCATGATGTCGGCGGTACTGTCAAACAAGGACTGCGTGGCCGCAGATATGATGGTGTTTTTCTGAGCCTCTATGACCTGATTTGCATCCGCCGCACGTTGACGAATAGAGGTCATTCTGGCCTCACCCTCGGCAGTTATTTCACCGGCCTTCGCATAAGCTTCCTCCTGAGCTGCCAGCCAGCGCTGGAGCTCTTGCTGAGCCTGGTCATATTCGTTGATTTGCCCCTGCATCCCCTCAAAAGTTCCAGAGAGTCGCCCTCCTGTGGGTGTCAGGTTTCCTACAACATTACGAACCGTCGCGGGCAGTTGCATATCGGTGTTTTGATAAATATCTGCCCGTGTTTTTTCATATTCACCGGGTTTTAGTTGCCCGGTTGCTTTGGCTTTCTCCAGCAGTTCAAGACGGGTTTTAAGCAGATCGTTGGTCCGCTCATCCTTCGTCTTTACCTGTTCCTGCATTTTCCGGTAATCATCCAGGGTTTTTACGGAGTTTTGCAGTGCCTCCTGCTGCTTATACGCTTGGAGGATTTCATCTGAACGGGAAAGAATCGACTTCTGGTCGGCGGTTAGCTGCGTTTTAGACTTAAGCTCAGCGATCTGCTGTTCGAACTTAACCCGCGCCTGGGTTGCGCTACTTAGCTTATCGCTGGCATCCAGTTGGTACTGCATGGCAGCTGTCTGCTGGTTTATTTGATCAAGCAGCCGGGTTGCCGCGTCCTCGGTATATGCTTTACCCTTTGGCGTCTTGGGTGATTTCGGGTCTTTGTAGCGGTCATTTATTTCAGAATATATTCTGTCATATTCTTCTTGAGTATATTTCCCGCGATACTTGGATAGCTCAGCCAACTCTTTAGCACGTTGCTGCTGCCGTGTCTGATATTTCTGAGAAAAGGCATCAGCCTTCTGCTGTAGTTTTATCCCTTCCTGCTGTTTTTTAAGGTATGGGTCATAGGATTCATTAATGGCGTCCTGAGCCATTTTCTCGGACTGCAATGAAGCTAGTCGCGCTTTAGCAGCATCGACCCCCTTTTGAAGCATGGAAAGGTCGCTAGACTTCCATGCTCCATATGGCCCAGCATATTTTGATTGTCCGGCACTTAAATCAGAAAGTGACTTTTGCGCCCTACCCAGTTCGTCCTGAGCTTCTGCTATTTTTTGCTCTATAGATTTTTCACGACCTATATCAAGCATGGCATCCCAGGCACCTTTCGCGGCATCACCCAACCATTTCCATGCCTGCTCCAGTGATCCGAGGTTACCCTGAATCTGGTCAGCACGCTGCTTCATAGTCGCAGCATACGTCTCTGTTGCCAGTCTCGCAGCCTCTTGCTGATTACCCTCGTCCTGCAACGCCTTAATCTGGTTGTAAGTTGCCAGAGTCAGGAAGTGATATTTGTCGTTCAGTTCTCCGATAGCGGCTACCGGGTCTTGTGCCATTTTCTCGAAGTCTGCCACCATGCTATCGATAGATTCATCGGTCGCATCGTTCATTGCGACAACGGCCTCTGTGACAGTCTGCATTGAACCTGTAGCGATTTTACCACCAGAGACAACACGGTTTAGTGCCTGAGCGGCGGCGGCTGTGGTATTCCCTGTATTATCTGCGACCGATCTCGCCATGTCTGCCAATTGCCCGGTGGTTACCCCGGCAATATTCCCGGTCAGAACAAGGGACTTATTGAACTCCTGTTGCTCCTGGCTGCCTTTGTACCAGGCATATGTGAGAGTACCCACAACTGCGACAAGAGCGCCGATCCCGATAGTCATGGGATTCAGAAATCCAGTCAGTTTTTTGGCATTCTCTGCATTTTCAGACAATGAGTTAGCGTTAGCTGACAGGGAATCGCTTGATTCATCGGCGGCATCTCCGGCCCCCAGCAACTGCTGTTTTATGATCTCGAACAGATTACCCCAGCCGCCAAACGAATCAGCGATCTGCGAACCCTGTTGCATGAAGATAGTGAACAAAGGCATACCACCAGCCAGGCCAACAGCAATATCATTCAACTGCGCGGGGAGTAACCGCATGGCATTTTTATACTGCCCTGCCGAGATGGCCCCATACCGCATTTCATTGCTGACCTGATTGAGCCCTTTCTCCGTCAAATCCAGCTTATTTGAAAGCTCTGCGTGGTATTCAGGCGTAAGCAGCCCGGCATCTTTGGCTGCCGACAGTTCAGCTCGCTGTTTCTTGATTTTATCTAACGCAGCTGAGAAAGGGTCAAGTTGGCCAACTAACCGCTGCAACGAAGCACGCTGCTCTTCCTGAGCCTTTACTGCCTCACGTTCTGCCTGCGCTTCTCCGTTCAACTCACGGCGGGCTTCGGCAATTTTGGCACTGTAGGCATCATACTGCTGGATACTAAGCGCACCACTATACGTATATTCGAAAATTTGCCGCTGCTGCTCGTCAAGAGCCTGTAATGCGTGGGTTACGGGATCAAGGCGAGCCTGTAATTGCGTGAGAATTCGCTCTTGCTGCGCCTGTTGCGCTGCTGAATCCTGAGCAGCTTTCGCAGCTTCTCTCTGGGCCTGCGTATACCCAGTCAATTCATCCTGAGCAGACTGAAGACGATTGCGGGTTTGATCAATGATGGAACTGTAGTGGCTGAATTCCTCAGCCCCCAGCACACCAGATAGATTTGCCTTTTTCAGCCGCTCCATTGCTTTATCCAGCTCATCAAACGCCTTTGATGTAGGATCCAGCTTATCCAGTAATTTTTCTATTTCTTCCCGCTGCGACCTTGTTGACTTCGCATTTTCGATAGCGTGTTTTGGTCCAACCTTAAGATGTGAGTTCAGATCTTTAGTAAGCGTGCAGCAAGAACCGTATTGACGGGGATGTGTTATTCAGTCGGCAGTGCTACGCGCCAGGGGAGCAGTTCGCCGACCCGGTTTATCGGCCAGTCGGCTATGACGTCAAGGACATAGCGGA